CAAGGTCAGCTGCGGCAGTATGCCCCAGCTGGAGCATCTTATCTTACAGTTCCAGAAGCTGGGTACCACCAGCACCCAGATCATCCTCTCGACGCCCGTCAATCACGGTGACCTTGAGGCCATGATGCTGTAAGCGTTCATAGAACTGTTACACTTGTGGGTGCAATTTTCGCCCGCCGTGGGTCGTTTACCGAATAGCAGGGATAAAACATCAAATACTATCACTGCACACCGAAAACCTCACCCTGCGAACGAAAGGATAAATTGAATATGAAACGTATCATTGCTTGTCTGATGGCCGGCGTCATGCTGCTGGCTCTGGTGGGCTGCGGCGCGTCGGGCAGCTCCGGCAGCGCGTCTTCTGCCGCGAAGAAAGATTACACCCAGATCCTCCACGACGCCCGCAGCGACGAGGACAACAAGTATGAGATGATATTCACCAAAGGCGAGGATGGCAAGTTCACGGCCCAGTACGGCTACAGCGCCGAGTATGAGGCCGACCAGCTCTCCGATGAGGTGGCCAACATGATGATGCCTCTGCTGGGCCTCGAGGACGATATGTACGACGACTTCGCCGCCTCAGTGTCCGGCATGATGGTCAGCGTCTACGGCGTGGCCATCGTCAAGCCCGCCGAGGGCAAGACGCAGGACGTGGTGGATGCGATGGATGCCTATGTCCAGAGCCAGCAGAAGTCCATGGAGCATTACCTCGAAGACCAGTACCAGATCGCTTCTGCCGCCCGCGTGGCGACTGTCCCCACCGGCGAGGTGGTCATGGTCTGCTGTGAGGACAGCGACACCGTCTTTGAAAACATCAAAAAGGCTCTGGCCGCATAACGTATTGTAGGAAAAAGCCCCCGCTTCCAGCTGGAAACGGGGGCTTTGCTGTATTTGTTGATTACGGATTCTCGATGGCGTTCACGAGCTTGTTGGCGATGTACTGGTGGCCCTTGATGGTGGGATGCACGTCGAGGGTGGTCTCCGTGTTGGGGATGGCCACATAAGTCAAGTTATAAGTCTTGGCGATCTGCTTCTCAAACTTGTTCAGCTTGTTGAAGTAGCTGCGCCAGCAGGGGATGAGCGGCACAGGGTTGGTGTAGCCCACGAGGATGATCTGGGCATCCGGGTTCAGATTGCGGATCTCCTGCACGATGGAGATGAGGGCTGCGGTGGTCTTGGGGTAAGTCTCGTCGCAGATCTTGCTCATGCCGGAGAAGAGCAGATTCCAGGTGGCGTCCCTCTCGGCTTTGGTCAGATCCATCGCCTTGATGCTGCGGTAGATGGCGGACATGGTGGAGCCGGAACCTTCATTGCGCAGGTCGCCGGCCAGAATGGTAGCGGCCAGTTTCTCGCTCTTCCAGTTGGTGGCGTTGCCCAGAGCCACGATGCAGGGGACGAAGGCGTCGTTGGAGCCGATCTGGACGGAGACGACGTCGGCCTTGCGGATGTAGTCCTGGAACTCAGGGTAGTTGTACTCGCAACCGGACGCCATGTTCATCTGGGGCATCTTGCCGTACCGGATCATGTCCGCGAGGTCGGGAGCCGTCAGGGCCGGCAGGCCGAGGTTGATGGCGTGGTCACGGTCGAGGCCGAGAGCTGCAGCCACCTTGCCGACATAGCAGTTGGGAGAGTAGCCCTGAAAGTTGGGAGTCATATCGACGCTGTAGCCGGAGCGCGCACTGTACTGGACATCGGCCAGGCCGACGCCGGCCACGATGCTGTCGCCCAGTGCGACGTAGGTGAGCTGCTCGTCCTTATCTTCCTCTTTGGTGTCATCGGCCTTGACCACGGCCTCTGCAGCGGTCGCTGCCTCCTCTGCGTCGTCCGCAGAAGGGGCCGGGTCAGCCTGAGCCGTCTCGGTGGCAGAAGCCGCGGCTTCCGCCGGAGTCTCGGGCTGCAGGGCAGCCTCCGGGTTCAGGGTGACGATGACATGATCATCGCCGGCGGCGTCCGCAGCGGCCTCGGTCCCCTCGGCCAGCGCGGGGACGCTGAGCAGGGAGACGAGCAGCAGGGCAGAGACCGCCAGACTTGCAAAACGCTTGTTCATGGCAGAAGAGTCCTTTCATGGAAATCAATAGTCGCGGGGGGAGATGTCAGCTTCGAGCTGACGGTAATCGACCTTGCCCACAGGGGTCATGGGCATACTGGAAATAAACTTGTAGGCCACGGGCTGGACGTATTCGGGCAGCTCCTCGGCGCACATCCGCTCCAGCTCCCGTATCACCTGCTTTTTCTTGTCATGCTTGTTTTGGGTATGATTATCGTTTTCGTTTTTAGTGAGTGAAAGGATTTTGTGATGGTTTGTCGTGATCCGAAGGTTGCTGTGTTTTAGAGTCCGCATATGGCTGGTAATGTGAGGGTTGAGTATTGTGTGCATTTGCATTTGCTGTATTTGGTGTATAACGTGGAGCGGCATTCGTTGGGTGGTTGGTCTTGGGATGTTGTGCGATGCAGTTATGCATCCTACGAGGGTGGATGATATGCGTGCTTTGATGTTGGATGCTATTGATCTTGCTGCTAGGCCGCTTGGGGAGAGGGATTGATTATGTGTAAGACTTTTGTGGTGTTGGCGTATTTGCGTCATGGGGTGAAGCCTGTTGAGGTTGGTTATGCTTCGTCGTATGATGAGGCGTATAGGGTGGTTCGCGAGTGGGTTGATAGGCCGGGTCGTGTGTGGGATGTTTCTTATTTTAGGATTGAGGGTCGGTATTATGTCTGAGGGGTTTGTTCGTGGGGATGTGTATGTGCCTGTGTATAGGCTTCGTGATTTTGATGATGCGATTATGGAGTCTTCCCGTGTTCGTAGGGCGATTGGGGGGCATGTTCGCGAATTGAATCTGAAAAGGTTTGATTCCGGTTATGGTGATTTTGAGACGTGTTGCCGTGCGGTGAATATGCTGTGCGAACTGTGGTCCGGAGCCTGCTCTGAATGGTTCGGTAGGGCTGTGATTGCCGTTTCGAATATTTGCGGTGCCTTATCCCCTCATGACGGGTTGCAGGCTGCATTGTCGCGCACATATGATGTCGAGTATTTGGATGGGTCCATTAATGGCCCGAATCTTGTTGCGTGGTGTGCTGTCTGCTGTGTCAAGGGCGGCTCTGGCTTTGACTGCTGTGCGGTCTTCGACCATCATGGGGCACGGTCTTTGATTATTGCCGTGTTCAAGAATTTTTGCAGATTGGATATTACGTGTTATAATGATAAGCAATTGCAGGATATTTTGCTAGGGAGGTAAAAAATTGGCTAAGGTTAAGACGGGTATTTTTCGTACGCGTGTTTATGCTTTGCTTAAGGGTATGGAGTTGGTGGATGGTGATTTCATGCCGGTTGAGCATGTCATTGATGGGCGTCTTAAGGATGCTCGTGCGTACTCGGTCCGTGCTAAGAAATTGTTTCCGAATTTCATTCCTCGTTCCATTGAGATTTTTTCTCAGAAGGTCACGATGGATGATGAGACGTTTTATAAGCATGCGACTTTCGAGGAGCCGCAGAAGTGGAATCCTGAAGAACATACAAAAAAACAACACGCCGAAGTTGCAAACGACGAAGGCATGTGATATAAAAGATTTAGGCACAAAGCCTAGAAACAATAACAACAATATCAAGGGAAGGATATAATCCCATGGAAAACAACAACACCGCACTCGTCGCATTTAATACCGAGAACACCGAGCTCGGCACCGTCCAGCATTTTATCGACACCTCGACCCGCGAAGGTAAGATCAAGCTCTACTCCGCGCTTCAGAATGCCGAAAAGCTGGACGAACACCTTAACGAGCCGCTGGAAATGGTGAATGCCGTCGCACAGGCCGTGCAGGTGACCGATGATCAGACAGGCGAAGTCTCCAACACCGTGCGCGTCATCATCGTCACCGCCGACAACAAGGCATACGCCGCCACCTCCCCCACTCTGGCGGCTGGACTTAACACCATGTTCGGCATCTTCGGCACGCCGAACACTTGGACTGAACCGCTCACTATCAAGGTGATCGAACGTCGTTCCCGTCGCGGTTTCAAGTTTTTCAGCATCGAGCCGGTGGATGAAGCGACGAAGTAATCTTGCTATAATCGCTGAGTAGGATTCATGTAGAGAGAGCACCCTAATATTGGGTGCTCTCATCATCTCAAGGGTGTGCCATATGTCACGCAAACGCAATCAAAAGCACGTCAAGGCACGTCAGGCCGCACAGGCACGTGCCGCCCGTAACATCAAACAGCTTGGCGCTTATTCGCACGCGAATCTCGCCAAAACCGCCGACAAGCAGATCGTCAACATAGCTAAAACGCTTGGGGCAGAGTGGGACAGGCAGAAGAAACAGGCTGTCGAAGAGGCGAAAGCAACCCCTTATCACGCTACCGCAGTCCAGCGGCCAACGAAAAAAGACTACATGTTCGCCGAGCGCGCCGACATAACGGATGCACGGATCGCAGCGGAACCGGTAGCGAAAAAGCGTAAACTACTTCGTCAGCAGCAGCGGAAAATCAATGCGGCCCGGAAAAAGATCAACGATTGGAACATGGCGTTGGCCATGCCGCCCAAGAGCGTGTATGACCAGCGTATGGATGAGCTTAACGGCACTACCGATGAAAGCTTCGGCCGCAATCAGGTCATCCCTTCCAAACTTACCGACTTTCTGCAGATGACGAACGTGCTTGGCGACGAAGCTTTTGTCCGCAGCCAATTGGAAAGCGGCCGTCGCAAGGAACTGCTGGATCAGATGCATGACGCCGCCGAAATATTGGGCTTGCGTACCGAACGGAAAGCCGGATCGGGTGGAAAGTCCAAGGCGAAGGCGAAAGCGAAGGACTTGTATGAGGAAGGCCGATGGCCGTCATATATGCGCAAAGGGCGTTATGAGATGTTCGAAAAGATCTTGGGCGCCTCCCTTGGGGCGAAACGTTTGAAACAGTTCCGTAGGTTGACTGCCGCACAGAAACGCGCTTTTATCGAGCAGACCGACGCGCCGCGCATCGTGTTTGACTGGTCGACGTATGATCCTGTCAATCACGGTTTCGTTTCGGCTTTTCGTGAGGATAGCGAAGGTTATCGGCGGTCCCGTAGGAATTTCGACCGTTGGATGAGTGAAGTCGAAGCATTGGCGTAATGCGTTACATGTAGGGAAGTTATATCATGACAATGCGAAACGGTAGGGTTGGATTATGGTGTTCCGATGGTGTGATACGGTTTACGGACGGGATGGGATCGTATGACGTCCTGACGTCGAACGGACTGTTGGCGACTGTCATGACGGGAGGTAGGCTTACCGTCTACGTGACCGATCCTCGTGTCCTCGACCCGTTTATCGCTTATGTCGTGCATGTGCTTCCCCGTAACGAGCATCGTGCGGGCATGAGCTGGGATGGCATCGTTTCCAAGAAGGGGAGGTTCTTCAGCTTCTGCGTGACCATTGACCGTGAGAATTCGATCCGTTTCTTTGATGTCTCGAATCTGTTGAGGGAGAATTGCCGTCTTACTATGACTGACGAACAGCTGCTTGACGTTTTACGCGAGTATGATGGGCGCGGTCTCACTAAGATCACTGCAGGCGCGGCAAGCATGGAAGCATTCGCTGCGGGTGACTGGAAGTGGTATAATGGTAAGTTTCCCCAGCTCGGATCGGAGGATAAACGATCGCTGCATGGCGCGTATATCGGGGGTTTTATGATGGCGAAGGAAGGGCGGTATGGCAAGGCCATGGATGTTGACTGCAATAGCATGTATCCGAGTATCCTTCGCGACGAGTGGCTGCCGTATGGCGAACCTGAATCGTATGAAGGCGAGTATAAGCGGGATGAGGACATGCCGTTGCATTGCGACGAGCTCACGTTCCGGGCGGAACTGAAGCCGGACGGATACCCGTTCCTGTTGGATGACCGCAGTCTGTATGGTTTGAATCGCCTCACGTCCACGAGAGGCTATGTCACCCGCGTGCTGACCGATATCGATCAGGAGCTGCTCAGGGAGAACTATGACGTGACCGTATACGAGCATGTCCGCGGATGGAAGTTTCGCAGGAGTAGGGGGCATTTCCGCTCTTTCGTTGACGAGTGGGGTGGGTTGAAGCAACGGTCGACGGGTGGAAGGAGGCAGATGGCGAAGCTTGTCATGAACGCTCTCGTAGGTAAGATGGCGAGTCTGCCGAAGGGGTCTTGTATGCTCCCTTCTTCCGACGATGGCGTCACCTTGAAATGGGATGTGGCGGAACGTGGCGGGTCGGATCTCAAAACCGATTATCTCCCCGTACCGGTGTGGGTCAATGCGTATGCACGACTCAAGCTCATGGGCGTATGCCGTGCCAATGCCGACAGGCTCCTGTATGCCAATACGGACGGTTGCATCCTGTCCGGATGGGAGCCGGCGAAGTCGTGTGATGTCCACCCTACGGAGCTTGGTAAATGGAAGATCGCCTCCAAGTATGAAAGGCTCACCATCCTCGGTATCAACCGGTATCAGGGGTGGCGTGATGACGGGCGGGTCGATGTCTGCATGGCCGGTGGCATGTTCGCTGAACCTATTCCTTATGAGCGGTTCAGGCATGGCGTGCAAGTGCGTGATGCCTGTGGGGCGATGGTCGTGCTATGATGGTGGCTGTCCTTCGAGCGTTGATTATCGACTGGGATGGGTCGTGGTCGGATTGCCACGGCTGAAAACGCCGCCGACCGTGATGGCCACTACCGTGGTGGTAGTGCCCTACGATTTTCGATTGGCGCTCTCATAGGATGTTCCGACCCCGCGCGTGATTGCGCGGGGTCATTCTATTTCAGGCGCGGTGGTATAATTTTGAGTGTAATATCGTCTACCGTAAGGAGATCATATGGCAAACCCGAATGCTGACGACGAGGATGCCACTGTCCCGTCGCCGGTCGAAGAGGAGAGGCAGACCGAAACCGTCGATGACGGGATTGAGCCGAAGGAGGGTTCGGAACCGGAGTCGAAGGATGACGGGCCGGACGTGTCCGCACGACTTGATACCATTGAAAAGGAATTGGCTGCCTTGAAGGCAATGATGGATACGCTTGGCTATACCGAATCCACTGTCGATCAGACGCAGGATGATGACGAAAGCCAGGAGTCCATCGAAGATCTGTTTGATTGATAGTAAAAGGAGATATCATAATGTCTAATATCCGGCCACTGGCAGGTAAGGGCGACGTCGAAATCTATAACGCAGTCCGCTCGGCCTGTTCGCCGCAGTTCCAGACCCGCGTTCCGGGCGCCACTCAGGGCAATCTTCGCAATGCGATCGACACCATGCGCAATTTTCCGTACCTGCGCGACGAGTTCACCGGCGTGTTGATTCAGCGTCTGATCGGCCTGTACATCCAGCATGCGGATTGGGATGATCCGCTCAGACTGGTCGGCTCCCCGCGCACGCTGAAGCGTTACGGTTCCAGTTACGAGCAGGCCGCGGTCGGCTTGGTCAAGGCACGCACCCGCAATTTCAACCAGGAGTATTTGGGCGACGACGTGTACGGCCGCTACAATGTGCCGACTGCAAGCGTCTTCCACCCGCTGACCTTCGACCATTATTATCCCGTCACGATTCCGGAAGATGCGCTGCTGACCGCGTTTGATGGTGAGTCCGGCATGTCGGATTACATTTCCGAAATCATGAACGCCCCCATCCTGTCCGACCGCAACGATACGTACCTCATGAAGACGCAGTGCTTCGCTGAATATGCCAGGAAGGGCGGCTTCTTCCGCGTGCATACCCCCGACGTCGGCAAGGCCGATTCAACCGAGGCGGATGCCAAGGTCCTGCTGCGTCTCATTCAGCAGGTGGCGAACGAACTCAAGGCGTCGCCGATGAGCGCCATGCCGAAGTACAATGCCATGAGCTGGGTCACTCCGTGGCGTGATTCGGAAGCGATCCTGTTCGCCACCCCGCAGGTCATCGCAGCGCTCAACGTCGAAGCGTTGGCCGCCGCATTCAACATCGACCGTGCGAACGTACCATACCGCATCATCCCGATTCCGGAAGACATGTTCGGCATCGGCGGCGATGGCGGCAAGGTGCAGGCCGTACTCACCACCGAGGATTTCTTCTTCCAGTGGGACGAAATGCTGGAAACCACGAACTCGCCGGTGAACCCGATCGACGGCACCCGCAACATCTTCTACAAGCATCGCGGAAGCATCACCCCGAACCCGTTCGCGAACGCGATTCTCTTCTGGACGGGCGAAGGTTCGACCGAATCCGTGGTATTGCCGGATACGCTCACGATCTCCAAGCCGACGTTCGAACTTAAGGTTCAGAAGTACGGCCAGTCGGCCGTCACTCCGCAGAACGTGGGCCGCGGCGACCTGGTACAGGTGGTGTCCGCCATCGCCAGCGCCAACAAGGGTACGGCAAGCTTCCAGCCGACCGGCATCGAATACGGGCTGGAGGGCGCGACCTCGCAGTTCACGGGCATCGACAACGATGGCATCCTGCGTTGTGGATTGGATGAGACTGCCGAAAGCCTCAAGGTCACCGCACAGGCGACCTACATCGACCCTGCCAAGCCGGAAATCGACCAAACGGTTTCCGCAGCCCTCGACGTTCCCGTCGTCGGCACGTGGGTCGGCGGCATCAAGGTCGGCGCACTGTCCGGCCTGACGGTCGATGGTGTCGATACCGTCAAGGCCACCGAATCCGTCAAGCTCACCGCCATCGCGGTCAAGACCGACGGTTCGAAGCAGGACGTGAGCAATCTCGCCGACTGGAGTGTCGACGAGCATGCCACGATCGACAAGACGGGCAAGCTGACGGGATCGACTGTCGGCAAGGCCAAGGTGACCGTCAAGTTCGCCGGTGCGGTCGGCGAGAAGACGGTAACCGTTTCCTGACGTCACCGAAGGTAGGTTAAAATGGGGTGTGGGAACGATCTGCCCATTAATTTTTCGTACGCTAGGTGGACGCCGAACACCAGGTTTAAGTTGTGTAACGTGCCTTGGGATATGGGATATCGTGATATCGTCGTATGGGACAGGCAGGAGCAGCAAGCGTATTTCAACGGGTTGGATGGCATCGAGTTTTCGAACTGCACCATGGCCAGGTACGGCCTGCCCGTACGGTTGCCGGTGCCGTTCGCGCAGGCGAGCCGATATAATTATCTGACCGCAACGAACGACTACGATTTCGACACGCCGCGCTCATGGTATTATTTCGTACAATCATGCGATTACGTCAACGCCAACACCACGCAGCTCAACATTCAATTGGACGTGTGGCAGTCCTTCCAGCATGACGTGACGTTCGGTACCGCCTATGTGGAGAGGGGGCATATCGGGGTGGCTAACGAGCGTCAGATGGATGATTACGGTCGTGGGACGCTCGACTTGCCGGAAGGATTGGATACCGGAAAGACGCTGATCAATGCGACCACGGCGTACATGCCGCTCACTCAAGTAGAAAACGGCCGTGTGGCCTGTGGCGTGATCATCGCCTCCACCACCGATCTGACCGTGGATCCGGGAGACCTGACCAATCCGAAGACGACGACGGCCGGTGGTAGCATTTTCGAAAACCAGTATAACGGCACTCAGCTCATCTATTTGAGCAATGCGGAGGATCTTCAGGTGGTGTTTTCACTGGGGTCGCAGTATCCGTGGGTGTCGCAGGGCATTTGCGGCATTTACGCGGTACCGCGCCTGCCTGATGGATTGCTGCGCAATCAGGGTGACGTGACGAAGCTGTATGGCAAGAGCCTGACCGGACTGAAGGGCAGGATCGTCCATTTGTATCAGAATACCGTCCACGGCCAGGACCGGTATTCGGATGTCATGACCGTAAAGGATTTTCGCGACAACTTCCATATCCCCGAGCGTTACCGTCATTTGAAGAAGCTGCTCACCGCCCCTTATGCCGTCATCCAATGCTCCTGTCTGAACGGCACCAGCATCGAATATTCCCCGGAGCAGGTGCCATCCAAGGATCTGACGATCCGTGAGGCATGGCAGTATGCGCCGCCGCAGCCTCGCCTGAATTTCTGGATACCGAACTATGCCGCCCAGGATGCGGACCAATGGTCCCCTTTGCCGGGTGGGATGGGATTGCCTTTCGATAAGGGCGACATGTTGGATGCGGCTTTCGGCATTACGAATTTCCCGACGTTCATGGCCGTCAACAACGGCAGCGCCTTGGCTCTCGCGAACAGTGCGTACACGAGGCAGTATGCGCAGAAGTCAGCCGACTGGTCATATCAGAAGACGCAGATGGGCATCAACAACGCCTATGCTCAGTCTCAGCTGGGCACTCAATATGCGAGCGAAGCGAACCGGCTTGGCACGTCCAACCGCAATTCCATGAATGCCATCAGCAATCAGGCCGCACAGATGTCCACCGACCTGACGTTGAAGAATCTTGGCTTCAACAATCAGATGGCGCAGATCAACACGATCGGCTCGGGTGCTCTCGGTGCCGTCGGCTCCCTTGCGACAGGCAATGTGGGGGGCGCGGCCGGAGCCGTCGCGGGAGCGGCGATCGGCGCATGGACGAACCAGCGGACGTATGACGCTAATGTATCGAGCGCGAATCAGCAGTTGGCCAACACGCAGGTCACCAATAATGCCTCCACGTCACAGGCCAATGCCTATTCGCTTGCGCAAACCAATCTGGGCAACCAGCAGACCATGCAGTTCGCCGACATGAACCGCCAGCTGGCGCAGTCCGCCGCGCAGGGAGACTACGCGAATGCGATCGCCGGCATCAACGCGCAGGTGCAGCAGACGCAGACCACGCCGCCGACCACATCCGGCGCATTGGGGGGCGACGCCTTCAATCTGGCCAACGGGGTCATCGGCGTATGCGTGAAATTCCGCCGCCTGTCCGATGCCGCACTGTATACGATCGGTGAATTCTGGTTGAGGTACGGATATTATGTCCAGCGTTTCATGGTCATGCCTGAAAACCTTATGGCCATGAGCAACTTCACGTATTGGAAAATCCACGAATTATACTTGCGGAGTTCGACATGTCCGGAAGAGTACCGTCTGACCATCAAGGGCATCTTCGAGAGCGGCGTGACGGTATGGACGGATCCTGAAAAGATCGGCGTCACCGACTATGGGGACAATGAGCCGCTGGAGGGTATCTCGTATTGACGTATAATGGAGTGAGCGATATAAACTCACTCCATTATCCATAGTAGGACGGTGATCATGGGCAGGCGTAATAACGCACGTAAGGCCACGGATTGGGACAATCAGAGCGTGCTTGGCAGCATGTGGGGCAACCTCAATCTCCCCGAAATGCGGCAGTCGCTCAGAATCAATCAATACATGAAGCTGATCGAAATGCTGGCGGTATCACGATTCAGGTGGGTTAACCTGCCTCCGTACATCGATGAGCGGTATTTGGAATTGACGCTTTTCGAAAACGGATTGGCTCTCTTTTTCCCCGACAAGCGTAAGGGCGTCCACCGGTTCATGGTCACTTCCGGCAATATCGGCGAGGTCAATAATTATAATAATCCCACGGTTTTCCAGCCGGTCGCCACCGGATACTCCCACCCGCAGGTCGGAAGCAAGGAATGCGTACCGATCTGGGATAATCAGCTGCGCTGCACCATGGTCGATGTCATGTGGAATTACGCGACACGGCTCGCCATCGCGGACAGGGCCCTCGATGTCAACCTCGACAACATTTCGGTGCCGTTGATCATCGCCACGTCCGAAACGAACAAGCTCACCGCCCAGAATCTCATGAAAGCGCGCGAAGATGGCGATCCGTACGTCTATACGTACGATAGCGCCGATATTTCCGGAATGTTCCAGACATTCCCCAACGTCACCCCCTTCCTGGCGGATAAGATCATCACCGCGAAAACGCAGGTGTGGAATGAGCTGGTCAACTATCTCGGCATCGACAACAGTACGACGGAAAAGAAGGAGCGCCTGCTGGAGAGCGAGGTCACGGCCGGCAATTCGCGTACTAACGTGTTCCGTTTGAGCTATCTGAAGGCGCGTCAGCAGGCTTGCGACACGATCAACCGCCTATGGCCGCAAATGGCTGATTCCGGCAAACCGGTCGGCATCGAATGGAATGACACCACCAGCGGCGGACTGTTGGACGTGGACGGAAACAAGGAGGAATGATGACACAGGATCTGAGCGCGTACGCCATCAAGGACAGTATGGCGGATTATACGCTGACCTTGGGCAATCTGATCGACAGGGGCTTCGACACGGATGAGAAACTGCACCTGTCCGCGCAATATTACCCGATCTTCGACGAGTCATACCGGGCGAAACTCAATGAGAAGATCGTAGCGCATTACGCTCTGCGCGAAATCGGCTGTGAAACGCCGCAGATGTTCGTGTTTTATCTCGGCCGCACCATGCGCGAGCAAATGGACTATTTCAACCAACTGTATCTGTCGGCGCAACGCAAGTTCGACCCGTTCGTCACCTCGGATGTCAGGCAGTCGATGGACTCGACCAACGTCAACGAGTCCAGCGGCAAGTCGAGCGGCACGCAGTCGAACGAGTCCACCGCCCACAGCACGTCCGACACCAAGGCGGACAATTCATCCATGACCTTCAATTCGGAATTCCCGCAGACCCGCATCGACGATTTCAGAAAATTCGCTACCAGCGCCTCGCAGACCGACTCGACCGGCGATACGCATACCAGCACGCAGCAGGATAGCACGGCCACTGCAAGCAGTGTCAGCAATACCGACTATGCACGCTCCTCGGACAAGGGCAACAGTGTGTCGCATACGGTCGGCACCAGCGGTTCGCAATCGCAACTGCTGACCGACTGGCGTAATACGATGCTCAACATCGATATGATGGTCATCGGTTCGCTCGAGGATCTCTTCATGGGCATGTGGGGCAGTGGCGATACGATGACCAACGTGCCGCAACTTTACGGCACAAGCCTCGCCTACAATCTCGGCCATTAGAGTATACTGGATAGGGACAGATCGGAGGATATATGGACGGAAACCATCAATGCGCCGCCCCCTTGGACATTGACCCACGGCAACGGCATTTCACGACGGTGCAGCCTTTCTCGTACCGAGACACACTGACGGTGCTCGGCTATGTGCAGGAGGTCGCCGCACATATCGACGAGCTTAGGGAGCAGCTTGACAATCTCGCCAAGGACGAGGTTGCGGACGTGGAAGCCATCAATAGGATTCTCGAAGAGGTCGCGGCATGGCGATCCTCGGTGGATGTTGCGCTGGATGACATCGAGAGAAAGCTGGACGGGTATCAGGCTTCGGCCCTTGTCTACAATCCGACCACTGGCCGGTATGAGGATTCGAAAAACACCGACCGCGACGTGTACCGCGAGCTCGCCGTGTTCGGCGCACGAGTGGACCAGATGGCATCCATGACCGCAGCACAGGCAGCCGACCATGACTGCATCACATGGGCGGTCCTGGGCAATCGGGAGATTTTCGGCAATGAGAGGCCGCGAGTGACCCCGCGGGAAAGGACACGACAGCAGTGAGCGATGATACCTACGGCAGGACACGGCACCTCGGACTGCCATTATATACGGATAATACCCCCATGGACTTGCGCGACGGATACGATGAGGCCATGAGGATCCTGGACCGGAAAATCAACCAAATGGAAATCCTCATCCGAGAATCGAAAGGACGGAACGAATGAGCACCTTCTATGACAAGACCGACAATTATGGCCTGAACCTGTATGGCGACAATGATCCGGCCGACTTGAGGGACGGCTATAACGGCTCCATGCGCACCATCGACGAGACGTTGAAGAACCATCTCGACAGGATCGACGGCGTGGCAGCCTCCACCGCAGACGCCATTAGGGCACAGGACGCGAAAATCGCGCTTAAGGCCGACAGTACCTACGTCCTTGAACAGGACCGGGAACTTCAGGCGAAAATCGACGGGAAAGCCGACAGGACCTCCGTGGATGGCGCACTGGCGGAAAAGGCAGACTCCACCGACGTATATTCCAAGCAGGATGCGGACTCGATCTTCGCAAAACAGGCCGACACGTACACCAAGGAAGAAGTCGACAGGTCGCAGGCCGCCCAGAATGATGTCATGGCCGAAATGAACCGAGGCGTCGACCCCGACCATAGCGTCCTCGTATCATACTTCCTAAGCCAATCCGAGCGACTGCATTATGCGCTATCCTCCGATGGCGTCAACTTCGGGCACCCGTATATTCGGGATAACGACGCGGGGGAGAGTGTCCGCGACCCGTCATGCGTCTACGTGAACGGACAGGTGTATTTCTGCTGGACACGTCCCACCGAGGCCGCCGGTGGCGCGTTCGGCAAGACGGACACGATAGGCATGGCCCAGCTCAATCCCACGACAGGGGAGATCGTACGCCGGATCATCACGCCGGGCGTGCCCGGAACCTCACTGCTATGGGCACCCGACTTCTATCTGGAAGGTACGACGCTCCATATCATCTTCTCCGTCAAAACCTCCACGCAGGACTTTCAGCCGTATGAGATCCACTCGACCGGCAACTATGCGGATCCATCATCATGGTCGACCCCGGTCGCTTTGGGTATCGCACCATACGGCGGCATCGACCACCACATCATCAAGGATGACGCCGGAACATATCATGACCTTTCGTCGGATGGGTCCATCGTATCCGAACGCCACAGCAAGACCCTCGTGGGAGGATGGAGCGGCAGGACGACCGTCGACAAGGATTGGCGTTACCTCGAAGCACCCGCCTCCTATCGTCTCGCGAACGGTCAGTGGAGGGTGTTCCTCGACGGAGGCGGACTCCAAGGAGACTATAATCCCGGTTCGAACATTCAGGAAAACGATGGCCTCATGTTCTACTGCGACTTCAGCAACGACCTTTCCACACACGGGCCTCTCCACCCGGTTCCCACGGCCATGAGACACTGCGGACTCACCCTCATCCCCAACGACTACGTGGCCGCGCAGGCGCGTCCCGAAGTGGGTTCCGGAATCGGCGGAGCCTACCTGTACAACACCGTCGACATCAATGTGGTGATGGACGACAAGGGAAAGAACGTACGTGCGCTCTTCGACAGGTTCGACGGTTTCGGAGGACTCAAGAACACCGGGTTCGGAGGCGACCAGAAAACCACCGAGGGTTTCATCGTAGGGAATTCGGGATTGTATGTGCTTGCCGCTTCCGTCTCATACAAGTGCACGACGCCCAAGACTTGGATCAACGCACAGATCACCTGCTATCCGCAACGTGACTTCCGGAATGTGAAGACCTTGGGCATTGGCGGACAGGCGTTCCTGGCCCCCGACGACGAAACGATAAGCACCGTGGTGATTCCGGCGACGCTGGTGTATCTGCATGCCAACGATCAGATTCAGATCAGGATGACCGGCCACAACGGCAGTGTGACGCAGAGAGCCAAAAACTCCTACTTCACCGCATTCAAAGTGGCTTGAGTCGGCATGTGACGGTGACGGTACGACGATACGGACAATCGACTGAAGGATTATATCAATGAATACCTTATACGATAAGACCGATAATTATTCGCTGAATCTTTACGGCAACGATGACCCGGCCGACCTGAGGGACGGCTATAACGGTTCCATGCGCACCATCGATGCCACGTTGCAAAAGCATTCGATTCGCATCGAGGACGTGGAATCCCGTGCAACGCATACCGAGGAAGTGGTCAAGACGCTACTCGGCGATAATGCCGTGGACGCGGCGGCCGCTTCGAAGACGCGATGGGATGGGGCGGCGACGCTTTCCGAAACCAACAGGAAAGGCATTGCGACACAGGAATCCTACTGGAATGCGTTGAAGGTGGCTTCACTGGATGCGGCGCACCGTCTCAACGGAATGGTCGTGAGGACGTTCGAAACGGTTTCCGACATGAAGGCGTATGACGGCATCTCCGAGGGGATGGCATTCAAGACGGAGGGGTATTGGTCGAGAGGCGATGGCGGTGCAGGCCTCTATGTCGTGGAAACGGCCGCCGATGCGAATAAGGTACAGGAGACCGCCTCCGGTTTTTACCTGACGTTGGTCACGGACGGTCCTACGGTTTCCATCAGGCAGATGGGAGCGAGGGAGGATTCCGATTGCACGGACATCATCCAAAGGGCTTTGGACCTGTTCACGAACGTCAGGATACCCAAGGGTGTTTGGAAGGTATCGCAGATCAGCCTGCACCGATATAACAACCTGTATGGTGATGGCATCAAGAACAGCGTCATCCATGCGTCGGACGACAGTTATGGCCTCGTCATTCCGAAGAGTGCGGATCATTCCTCGGTACGGAATCTGAGAGTGGAGTCGGGCATCCAAATCGGCGTGACGGGAACCGCTTCCGTGCAGGATCTGAACTGCATCGTGGAGAACGTGGAAGTGTCCGGCGGTAATGGAATCCGTCTGAGCCATCGTGGAAACCGTCTGATTTCATGCAATGTCGGAGACTCCACCGACAATGGCATTCTCATCGACGGAACCGATAACAATGTGTCGAACTGCGTGGTAAGCACGGTGGCGCAGACCGGCATAAAGATAATGGGACCGAACAATCAGGTGTCGAACTGCAAGGTTTTCCTTGCGGACGGTCTCGGCCTCGGATATGCGGGCATGTATGTGCATGGGGCGTTCTCTCTCATTTCGAACGTCGTATTACAGCAGAACAGGGGTCCGAACCTGTATGTGGATAATTACGGCCATAATATCACCGGAATTTTTTCCGATAACGCGTTCTGTTACAATCAGGATTTCGGAAGAAGCCTGGTAAGTCCGTATAATACCGAAATTTCGTTCTCCCCTTGCGAAATCGTTCTGGACTACCTACGGTATTGCAGGCTGGATGTCACCGCGATCGTAAGAGACCTGACGGGACAGACGCAGCGTACCAAGTACTTCATGCATCTTAACAATACGTACACGCTGACCAAGGGGCTTACGTCCATCTCCTATATGAAGGAATCGTATTACAATGACTTCAATGACAGTAACGAGAGTGACCTGGATGCATTCTTCACGGGAACCGTGACGTTGACGCTCAATGGAAAGAATTATACCCACCAGCAGGCATGACATGACATCCGTGGGGAGACCATGAACTACGTTCATGCCCCGGATGGACGACGATACCCCTTGCATTATTCGCAAGGGGTATCATTATATGCATGGACAATATTACAGCTTACGCCATGTACGTCATAGGCAAGGTTGAATCAGGCAATTCATGGACTTCGGTGAACTATAATGATCCGATAACCCTCGGAATGATGCAATGGTATGGGACTCGTGCCTACGGGCTGCTGGCCAAAGGCCGCGCCGAGGATCCGACCGGATGGGCACGATTCGAACAGGACGCGCCCACTCTGGCCGGTCAGGTCGAAGCCAATGCCATCTCATGGACCAGCCGGTATTTGACCCGTGCGGAAGGCAATGCGTTCATTACCTGGGCGGGTCGCATCGAATTCCACAAGGTCGAACAGGATCTGTGGGAGTCGGATTATGCGGCGTACTCCGCCACCTGCGATGATTACGGTTTTCCTGCCGGCAATGTCAGGGAGCGCATCTTCTTCATGAGCATGTATCACCAGTCGCCGCAACGTGCACTGGTGGTATTGGGCAATGTGAGCGCGACGGGATCCCTCGGACTGTTCCATTCCACCGCACTCAATGACGCAGTGCTCGGCCGCTATCCAAACCGGTACGATACCGTCTACCGGCTATTATCCTCATGGGACGGTTCGAGTGCGCCACCGGATTTCGGACAGTCAGGCGGCATCGACATCACGCCCGGCGGCAACAATCCAGCCATCGAATCCAAGCCGAAAAACACACGGTGGATCCACATGCAAGGCGACGACATGTACCTGCATGACGGTGGCAAGGTAAGCATATTCCATCACGCCACGGCCCAGAACTGGGTCGAAAGCGTGCAGCAAGGCAACGAAATCTCAGGCGGGCAGACCGGGGGAGGCAGCAGTAGCGGCAGTGCCACCTCGGACCAGCAAAAAGTGTATGATCTCTACCTGTCGTGGCAGGGACGTTTCGCCTACTCGCAGGCCGGGGGCCGACTGGATCCGCTCCACACCGGCTATGGGGACTGCTCGAGTACGATCTGGCGGGCCTATCAGGATGCGCTCGGCATCGACGTGGGCACGTGGACCGGAGCCATGAAAGGCAAGGGCAGACGCGTCTACGCCAGTAGTGGCACGAGTGTGGAGGAAGCGTTGAAAAACGCGCAGACCGGCGACCTGCTCCTGTTATGTTGGGGGTATGATTACGTCAATTACGATCATGTCGAAATGGTTTCCGGCGATGGCGTGCATTGCCTTGGCCATGGCGGACCCGGAAACGGGCCGACCCTCAAGGACATGAAAGCCACCATGCAGGCCGCCGCGACATGGGAGATCAGACGGTACGTGTAGTCGGATGGGGTGTGCTATAATGGGAGACGTCGGCAATACATACACACAAACAACTTCCCTTGACCGACACGGGGTGTGACGGTGGTCATGACGTCACACCCCTTTCCCTTATGTGGAGGTGATATCGATATGGCATTGCAGACATTGGACGAAAACGACTATTATACTCTCCACAATCTCCTCACCCGCAATGCGCCATGGAATTTCGTCATCGGGGCGCGAGGCCTCGGCAAAACCTTCGCCGCGAAACGATACGGCATCAAGGAATACCTCAAACACGGGCATGAATTCATCTACTTGCGCCGAACCGACGTGGAACAGAAGCGCAAGGAAACCTTTTTCAAGGACATCCAAGGCTTCTTCCCGGAGTATGCTTTCCGCATCAACGGGGAAAAAGGCCAATTGCACAAGAATTCATGGGAGGAAAAGGACTGGCGCACATGCTGCTATTTCATCGCCCTATCCCAAGCAGGCGGCCTGAAGTCAGTGGCCTATCCCAAAGTCCATCTGATCATCTTCGACGAAATATTCCCCGACAACCTACGATTCCTCAGCAATGAGGTCAACAGCTTCTCCGAATTCTACAATACGGTGGACCGCTGGCAGGACCGGACAAAAGTACTGTTCCTATCCAACGCCGTGCAGAAGGCCAATCCCTACTTCGCCAAGTACAGGCTTGACATCGGCGCACAGCAAAAAACCCGGCAACAGTATAAAACCTACTGCAGCGGATTCATTTGCCTCGAGCTGGCCGACTATGGCGGATTCTCGGCAAAAGTCGCCAAATCCAAATTCGGTAGGTTCTTGGAACGGTATGACGGCGACTACGCTGACTACGCCATCCGCAACAAATTCCGCGACGAGTCAGACAAGCTCATAGCGGCAATCCCCCCGGACGGTAGTCTATCATACGTGCTGGACACCGCCGATTATGGTCGATTCGGAATCTGGGCAACAGTATCCGAAAAAGACGGCCACGTCTCACAATACATTTCACGACGCATCCCCAAAGACAACGATCGCCCCACCTACACACTCGACCCCAAACACGTCGACGAAAAAACCTGGTACGTCAAAAAATCCGACGACGTAGTAAAACGACTCACCACCGGATACCGACTCGGCAAAATCAGATTCGAAAACCCCCAAGTCAAAGCGGACTTCGCCCTAATCATCGGAAACCTACTAGGAAAATAGAAAGGAAACCAACAATGACACAATCAGACATGTGGTGCGCCATCGCAATACTGTTCTTCACAACCACCGACTACATCACCGGCGTGATAAAAGCCATCATGCAAGGCGATCTCAGTTCCAAAAAAATGCGGGAAGGATTAGGACACAAACTCACCTACATCATACTGGCACTCGTAGCATGGTTCATAGACACGTTGAACATGCGCCTCTCCCTCGGATTCCCCCTCGACGTATTCACCTGCACCGTCACCGGAACAAGCCTCATCGAACTCACGTCGATCATCGAAAACATCACAGCCATCAACCCGGAACTAGGAAACGCGGCATTCATGAACATATTCTCACAAAACAACGTCACACCGAAACATAAGGAGAATTGACCATGGACGGCATCACATGGATAGGCTCACCCAACCACTACAACGGACGCAACGGCCTCACCATCACCCACATCACACTCCACATCATGGTCGGCCACCTCACTGGCACCGACAGCGTATTCAACCACCCCGGCGGAGCCTCAGCACACTACGGCATCGGCGCAGACGGCACCATACACCAATACGTCAATGAAAACGACGGCAGCTGGAGCGACGCCAACTACGCATCAAACAACTCCACCATCAGCATCGAACACGAAGGAGGCATGAACGGCATCCCCTGCACGAAAACCTGCATGGACACGTCAGCCGAACTCTGCGCCGACATCGCCCGACGACACGGATGGACACACCTCTGGCACGACGGACTCAAAGGCAACATCTGGCTCCACCGCGAAATACCCGGCACAGACCACTACGGATGCCCCGACACCGCACCAAACGGACTTGACGTAAACTACGTCATCAACAAAGCAAACCAACTACTCCAAGGAGACGACATGACAGCAGAAGACGTGTGGAATTTCGACCAGAACGGTGTGAAAATGCGCGACCGCATGCAAGGCACCGACGAAGCCGCAAACGCAGCCAAAACCGAACTATTCCGACTATCACAATGGGACAACGACACACACGCATCCGCACTAGGCAACCTCGTCGTCGAACAACCCATCAAAGGCACCAAGCTAGGAGACCGGATCACCGGCATCGACGACAAAACCAGCCAACTCATCACACAGACGGCAGCACTCACCGAAGCCGTCAAAACCCTAGCCACAAGCAAAGGAGCCGACCCCGAAACCATCGCCAAAATCGTACAAGACGCAGTAAAAGCAAAACTAGACAGCCTCAAAATCACCATCACCGAACAGTAACACAACACCACCACCAACAAAAACCCTCCCGGAACCAACACCGGGAGGGTTTTCTCATACCCTACCAAACCTCATAAGCATCCACCATATCATCCAAAATATCACGTGGAAACTCATCACAGCAACCAATATCATTAGCCTCCATAAAATCAGCCATCTCCCCAACCAACCCCCTCACATCATAATCACTCACATCCAAATCAGACTCAACAAGATAGTCGAAAACATAATTCCAAACAACATC